AACTTAGAGTTAGCAGAATTACAATTATTCCACTCATAAAGATTGCCAAAATCTAAACGATAAATCACAATAAGAATTTTAAGATTTTATCTTTAATACCACTTTGTTTAATACCCTCAGATGATTTAGGAGTTAGTACAAAGTTCTTCAAACCACCAAGAAAGTTGCCAGAGATTGGTCCATATAGTTCACCTAAAGGCAAATCATCAACAGCAACCCATTGAGTTACTTCTGGATGTTCTTTTAACCACATCTTAATTTCACTTATTCTATATTCAGCTAATTCTCCTTCAGTATAATAATTCTTATCATACTTCAAAGGAATACTAGGTGTTACATCAATTGGTTGTTTAACAACACCATACTTAGTAAACATTTCTTTTAGCTCATCTAAAGTACAATACAACTTCCAATCAGAACTAACAACAATTTCAGCATCAGTTTCTAATAAGATTGAATTAAGAATCTTAACAGCCTTATCATTGAAGTTATCCATCTTTATATAAGCAGGTAGAGTACCTTCAGTACCTGGAAATTCTTTCAAGTACTTAGATTTCTTTTTGCCTCGTCCACCCCATTCGGTAGACAAGCAAACAACACCATCATTATCTAAAAATATTACTTTCATCTTATTATATATTGACAAAGATACGGAAAGTTTTTAAAATAAAAAAGTCCCTTTCGGGACTCTTTTTTAGCTTTCTTTCTCAACCATAATTTGTTTCACTCTATTGTTGGATCTAGAGATTGGAACTTTCACTCCAATTGAAACCATTAAGACCTTGCCTTTGATTTTTGACAAGTCAAGAGAGTCACAGTATCCGTCTGTTAAGACAACAGTGTTGAACTCGTTGAACTGGTCAGCTACTAAGTCAATAGCAGGTTGTAAGATAGTACCACCAAGACCTTTAATCACCATTGTTTCCAATTTGCGTTTGTTCTTGATGTTCTCAATCCACTTAACTTCAGTATCAGCCTCAATCAAGTTGATTTCGATATCATTACGGTAGATGTAAGAAAGAACTCTTTCAAACGTACCACCCATTGAACCAGATGTATCTAAGATACAGTTGATTTTGGTTTTAACTTTACGGTTACCTTTCAAACCAGCGATTTGTCTACGGTTAGGTTTAACAATCGTTTTTTGTTTTACAGTACCGAAAATCATATTTGATACAGCACGTTTGATTTCACGAAGATAATCTTTACGTTTCTTACGAAGTTTGTTAAGAGTAGTCTCAACATTACCCGCAGATAAACCACGAGCCGCTAAACGCTCCATAACGTCTTTAACCATTGCTTCACGCATTTCTTCTGGAACATCGTCTCCCATGTGTTTGTCCATGTATTCTCCGTTACCATTTTCCATATCTTGGAAGATTTGCTCTTTAGACCAAGTATCTAAAGACTCACCATCTTTAGATGGGTTCTTTCCGTAAGGTCCATAAGACGGTTTACCACTTGAGTCTTTACCACCTTCGTTACCAGTACCTTGACAGTCTGGACAACTTTCACCTTCACCAGAACCACCACCTTGTTGACCTTGACCTTCGCCTTTTCCTTGACCGTCTTGTTTGTCTTGGCTTTCACCTTGACCTTGACCTTCGCCTGGTTGTTGACCTTCGCCTTGACCTTCTTGTTTCTCGCCTTCGCCTTGACCATCACCTGGTTGTTGACCTTGACCTTTTTGTTTTTGGTCTTGTTGACCTTGACCTTGGTCTTTCTTACCAGAACCACCACAAGATTTACATTCAGAGTTTTTCTTTTGCTCTTTCTGCCATTTTTCTTTCTCGTCTTTCAACCACTCGTACAACTCTTCAAAGATAAGTTTACCAGTGTACTCTTTCGGAACGAATAGAGCCATATTCTTACCATCTTTGTTCTTAGGAATTTCAACGAAAGCGTGTGGAATATCTTCCCAGATAACGTGATTGATAATCATATCTTGGGCGATGTTAGACATCTTATGGTCGTATTGACCAGTAACTGTACGTTTTGGGTGATTAAACAATAAGTGGAAATCCTCGTGAAGAGTAATGAAATTCACTTCTTTTTGTGACATATCTTCCAAGAACTTTGGAGAGTAGAAAAAGTTCATACCCTTAGATGATACGTTGACACCACAAGTACCAACAGAGTCTTGCTCTATGAAGTTAATATGTAAGTTGAACTCACCGTAGTAAGGCAAATTAATCTTAGTATCAATCAACATCGTTTGGATACCTGATAATAGTTTTTCGTGTATATTCTTTAATACCATAGTGTTTTATTATTTCTTTTTACAAAGATATGTATTTATTTTTAATTGGCAAATTATTTCTTCATTCTACTCAAAAGAATTTTCTCTTCTTGTTCTAATAACTTATCAATATCTGTTTCAATAATTGCTCTTTTATTAGTCTCGGCTCTTTTCATTCTTTTCTCTAACTCATAGTCAAAGTGGTCTGATACAACATCAGCGTGTTTAAGTGGAATATGTAACTCATATAAACTTCTTCTTTCATCAGTGATGTCAATAAGTGTCATTATATAATCATTATTACCACCAGATTGAAAAGTCATAAATACATTATTCTTTTCAATTTGACGAACACCGTAAGTATTATACGACATTTTAGTGTCTTCGTCTCTTAGAAGAATCTTCCAAAGTCTAATGGCTTTTTCTTCATATGGGGTTAGTTTAGATTTCTCAGCGACCATTTTATCATCGATTGAGTTTCTAAAATTACGCCATTTAACTCTTAGACGCAAATATTTGTACTTTAATTTCTTTATATTAGTCATTACTTAATTATTTTATCAATTTTAATATCTCTCATTGCGGCAACTGGAACTTGATGATAATCATCCATCTTCATAATTTGAGTTCCTTCTGGTAGAGTCAAGGACACATAAGCATCTTCCATTCCATCTTGGTGTAGAATGTAATCATCCAAGTCAAAGTCATTTGTGAATTCACCTACATCATACATAGCAGTTACTCCAATAGTTCCTTTGAAGTTAGGAAGTAAGAATGAACCTACACCACCGCCATCAGTCATAGCATCTGGATATTGTTTTTGCCATTTAGCAAACTCTACTAAAGTCATAATTGAAATAAAACCATCGGACTCATAACCACCCTTCATCTTTTTATTACCAACATAAACTTCAAATCCGGTATAGTCGTCAGTGATTTCAACATCACGATTATCGTTGTGGTCGATTGTACCTACAACTACTAATGTAGTTTCTTCGTTATATGTTCTTACAGTTTTTGATTTAATCTCAATTGAAGATGAGTCCTTCTTAGTAGGTTCTGAATCACTTGGTGGAATACCAAATACACCGTTACCCATATTAACAAAACCTTCTTCTGACTTAGCAATCATACCATTACCTAAATCCATTTCAGTTGCTTTTTCTTCTTCATGAGAATCGTAAGAGTTAGATTGGCAAATCTTATCAAACTCTGGCTCTTGTTCAAACCCTTTGCGAATCATCTTACCAACAATTTGATGCCAAGTCATACTACCACGATATTCAAACTGACCAGGTTCGGTCATAGTTACTTTAGCTTCAAGTGAACTATCACCATTAACTAAAGACTTCATCTTTTCTAAAACTTCGTTAGTGACTTTTACTTTTTCAGCAGTCATATCTGATCTCTCCGCAATACGGATTTTGTAGTGACCCTCTGTCAACATTTTGAAAAGAACATCTTTTTTAAGACCAACAATTTCGGCAATCTTATCAGCCATTGCTCTGTTTTCGTCAGTCAATCCAATTTCTTCTGGTTTTTGTTCTTCTGAAACAAAGAATACATAACCTAGTGATTCATCATTAGCGTTGAAACTATCTAAACGAGTTTCTAATACACCTAAGTCTTCTGTTTGTTTCTTCAACTTAGTTTCATTCATAGAGATTTCTCTACGCAAACGAGAAGATTCTTTCTCAGCATCTTCAATACGTTTTTTTAACTCATTGATTTTATCTTCATTCATCTTACGGAATTGTTGTTCCAAATAAGACTCTGAAGCTTTTATTAATTTTTCGTTTGGTTCAGCAGGATTATCAATCGCTTCAATAAAAATCTCAGCATCTTTTTCAGAAAGTACTAATGTTTCAACTTCGTCAGACTCTCCTTCAAACTCACGAGCTAACTCTTCATCAGACTCAGAAGAGAAAAGTGCGTCAAGAATTGAAAATCCTCTGTCAGATAGTTCTGTCTTAGGTTCTTCGTCAAATAACGATTTCAATTTATCAATTGGTTTCTTTTGTTCTACTTCTAAGTAGCAAAGGTCACCATTAACATCAGCAAACTGAATACCAGCAACTACAAATTTCTGAGCGTAACCTGTAACATCAGTTGAATCAATATCATCAATAAGACGTTTGCGTTGAGCCGCATCAGTTACATTAGTATCAACTTCTTCAAAGTTAATTGTGCCTTCATCACAGATTGTGATTTTGAAAACGACACCTTCTAAGGTACCAGATAGTTTCTCGCCTTTTACAAATGCGATATCACGGATGAAACGAATTCTTGCTCCGTTTACAGCCGATACAAAGTTTAAGAACTTGCGCTTAGGTTTGAACTCACCAATTACAGGTTGTTTCACTTCTTGTTCAGTATTTAATGTTTCTTCCATGAATTTTTATTTAGATTACAAATATAGTAAAAATAATTTAGAATTAGTTCTCGTTGATGATATTAATTTTAGCATCACGAACTTGGTCTTTGGTTAAAGGCTCTGGTAACTTTTGGTCGTCATTATAAACGATGTTATCAGTTTCAATGTATTTATCACCAGATTCAGTGATTAAATCAATCAACACTGAGTCAATAGCATCTTTATCATCTTGAACATCAAAGATATTCATAATTTCTTCTTTGAAAGGAAGTAAGTTGTGTTTAACAACAGGATCTTCATCAGAGAATTTATCTAAACAAACAGTTAGTAGTAAATACAACTCACGCTTTGTAAGTTGTTTCATTTTTTCAACTTGTGTTACAACGTTGAAGTTTGAGAATATATTAACAAACTCATTTGAAACATGAATTTGGTTCTCTTTGGTTGATTCGTTATCGTACATATTATTTTATTTTATTAAGTCTTCTATTTTTCTATCTCTTAATTGTTGTGTATCAGTTTCAAAAAGTAATCTGAACATTGGTTTTGATATTTCTTCTTTCTCACCTTGTTCATTTATAACCCAATATCTTCTCCATCCACTATTTATTCTATAGCCATCTTCCCAAGACCAAGTTTCATACTCACCATCATACCACTTATCTTCAATGAATCTATCTTTACATTTAATATTCTCAAGTGGACCTCTTGGTGCGGTTCTGCTGCCAGTTTTACAAAGAAATTTAGTTTTAATAATCTCCGACATTAAATACCTAATTTCTCTAATTTATATTCTCTATACTCTTGTTTACTAACTGAACCTAACTCGTAAGCACGTTGAAAAAATACTTCAAATATGTGGTCTTCTTTCATTGATTTAGCCGCCATAGCTCTGTTAATGGCTTTAAATTCATCTGAAATACGATTGGCTTGTGTTTTTGATAAGGCAATAGCTTTGTTTTCATCACCTGCTGATTTATCAACAATATCTTTAACTCGTTTGTAGTTTTTTTCAAACTCTGATTTAGTTTGACCGTTCCATTTACCTGACATATGTGAATATTTTACTTCAAAAATTGCTAACATTTTATTAAACTGAGACTCAAATCTTTCTGGTAATCCTTTACCATTTTTATAATTAACATACTTATACCAAAACCAGTATAAGTCACTCATTAAACTATCGTCTCGTTTAATTATCATTTTCTAACTGCTGTATCTAGCCAAACACATTTATATTCTGACTCTATATGATAATGATTTGGTGTGATAAAAGTAGTATCACTTTGATTCATTGAATAAGCATCACAAGTTGATTTTTGAGTTTTACAAGAAAATAAAACAACAGATAATAGAGCAATAAGAATATATTTCATAATAAAAAATTTAGTGCGGATAGCAGGATTTGAACCCGGTGCCAGACGTTTTAGAGGCGCCCACGACTTCCACGCCGTATTAGACTCTACCCGCAATTGTTTTACAAAGATAGTAAAACTTTTTCAATTGTCAAATTATATTTCTAATTATTTTACAAGGTGATCCATATGCCACAACATTATCAGGAATATCTTTTGTAACAACTGATCCAGCTCCTATAATAGAATTCTTACCTATCTTTACTGTGTGTAATATATTAGTACCCATTCCAATTGTTGTGCCTTCGCCTATTACAACATTGCCAGCAATATTAACACCTGGATTAATAGAGCAATAATCTTCTATTATAGTATGATGTCCTATAGAAACGTGTCTATTAATTGAAACAAAATCACCAATTGTTGTATGAGCAGCAATTGATACTTTTGAATTGATTAAAACTCCTCTTCCTATTTTACTCATTTTAGATATATCTAAACCACTATGTATAATATTAGTAAATTTATTCACATCAGGCTTTAATGATTCTATTATTTTTATTTTATGTTGAGGTTGATAAACACCCAGAGTCATTTTATCATATTCATTTAGGTCTAAATCATCTAATACTTTTATATCAAATTCATCATGTTCAAATGTGTTCAGTATAGGAAGTTTTAGATTATTGTATATGTGAATTTCTGGTGTACTCTTATTAGAATATAAATTATCTAATATCATTGTTATAATATTATCTCCTTTACCTATTATTAATAATTTTGTTTCCATATCCTAATTGTTTTAATTCTTTTGATGTATAATGATTTATATCTAACTCATTCATTATTCTATGTAATCTTTTTAAGAGTTCACTATTTGTTGTTTTTTTCTTTTCTTTAAGATATAAATTATCCTCAAGTCCAATTCTAACGCCATCAAAATCTAATAAACCATATAAGTTACTATTTAATTGTTGATTTCCTATACCACCTAAACAAACATATGAGTTTGATGGTAAGTTAGCTTTAATTGATGATAGATTACTTAAATCACACTGACCGTTGTATATATTACCTAAGATTATATTAATGTGATATGGTGGATTTAATTTACCTTTTGATATAAGATAATTAGTATAATTCAACATACCTGTATCAAAACATTCTATCTCTGGCTGTACTCCATATTTATTCATTTCATCTATCAAAGATAGAATCATATTAGGTTGATTAACTGAGGCACCTGATGGAAAATTTAAAGAAGACATAGTTAGTGAACCCATATCAGGTAGTAACTGTAACACTTCTGATCTTTTCTCTAATTCAGGAAAATTTCTACCCGTTAAAGAAACACAAATCAATAACTCAGGACAATATTTTTTTATACCCTCTATTATCTTTTGATATACTTCTTTCTTATAAGTATTCTCTAATGTAATCTCATCTCTTGCGTGTAAATGAACTATAGATATACCTAATTCATTAGCCTCATGTACAGACTCAATTATCTCATTTGGAATCAAAGGAGCATACGAATTATCTCTTGTGGTTTGTGTACCAGTTGGAGTAAAATTAATTATTTTGTTCACAAATAAATGATTTATTTTTATAGATTTCTCTTTCGATTTGGTCAAAATTCTTTTCAAATAAAATTTTAACAGAGTTATCAATTCTAACATTATCTATTTCATCAAATGTACCTAATGGTCTTACATACCAATGATTTGGTTTAACATCCAAATTAATAACTTTTTGTTTATTAACAATAACAGTTATTTTTTCTTCAAAATCAAAACCTTTATAAAATAAATTTAATGATCCGTCATCAGGATTATAATAAAAAGTATAGTGTAGATTTCTATTATAAAAATGCTCACCACCCTTAAATCTATTATACAATCCATTTGTATTTTTAAATAAAACTTTTCCGGAATTCATAAAAATTCTTTTTGTTAAAAACTCCAAAGCGGCTGGATTCATTTTTGAAATTTCATTTTTAATAAATTCACGATTATAATTTTTGAAATTATCTGGAAGTGAGCTAACTTTAAATGACTTGAATGATCCATAAAGAAAACCATCTTCTTTACCAGTGTTTGTATAAATTACTGAATCACATTCTTCAAGTAAATTACTGTGTTCGTTTATAAGATTTACATCTAAAAGCTCACAGTCATATTCAATATGATGAATATTTTGATAACCAAAATTTATAGCTATTTGACTAGCAATTGAAAACATTCTATAAATGGCAAATCCATAAAAATATTTTTCAAAAAATATAGATTGAATCACATTATTATTAAATGAGAAATACTTTAAACCCAGTAGTTTGTAATCATCTGAAATATCATTTAGATAATCATAAAAATAATATTGACACTTTTTCTGAATATGTATTGGAGCATGTGAGTGTGAAATAAGAGCAACGTGAGCATCTGATTTAATTACTGAATCAATACATTTTTCTAAACACCTTTCTTGCTCTTCAGTTTTACAATAGGCGGTTACTATTATTAAATCTTTCATTTCAATTATTAATTTAAAATATCATCAATTCTTGAATTACGACTGTAACATAACTCAGATTCTCTAAATGTATAAATCTCACCATAAGTTATAACCGAACCTTTATTATTTAACATTTCACTAGCAATAAAATCGATAAAATACTTATCATCTAATTTTCTATACTTATATTCTAAAACTAAATAATCAGTAGACTTATCTTTAGGTAAAGAAACAATTGTACCAATTGGATATTTTAATAAACAAACTTCCGTGCCATCTTCGTTATAACCCCAAATCTGGGAGAAGAAATTAATAGTATCTTCTAAATAAGAAACATAAGCCATTATAGATCCTAACTTACCAGCAAAATGTATGGTAAATCTAATATACTCTTTTTCAAAAACTAAGTGTGTATTTACTTCTTTACTTTCAATAACAGTATCATTAAAAGTAATATCCATTATCTTCTCACTTTTCTGATCTCTATAAATAGATTTAGTACCAAATGGATCTTTTGATAGTTTTTCAAATAAGTCATGAAATGTTTCTTTCCTGTTAGAAGCTACTGAGAATGTAAAGTCATATCGAATAAATGGATCAATTGTTTCAACAAGTTGTTCACCCATAGGGCTATAACCATTATTGATTTTTTGTCTAAAGATGATGTCAGGATGACCTGATCTAACATTGGAAAGTGGATAAACTGCGTAATCACTTTTTTCCAATCTTCTGTTCCAGTTAAGGATTTCTGTATCTGATAGATATCTCATTAATTTATATTTTTTTCTCTTCTTATCCAAATAACACCAATATATTTAGTACCAGCAATTACAGGTAATCCAGCATGTGAACTATCAGGGTCCTCTGATCCATCTTCTAAAGCATTATCCCAAATTACTAATTTTCCTGTTTCCGGTTTTATTATAGTTTTTAGTTTTGGAAATTCTGTTTCACCACCTACAAATCCATCGTTAAGATAAACTAAAGCTGTTTTTGGTCTATCTTTACCATCTTCATGTATTTTATATTCACCATCAACATTATACTTAACAAAGTGAAAATCTTCTTGATTTTCAACAGGATATCCGGTTAATTCAGCAACATCATTTTTAATTTTATCAACTAAAGGAGAATTTGGTTTTAACCATGTGACTTTAGCTTTTCTATAGCCTAGTTGTTTATTGTTAACACGACCAGGATTTAATTGACCAGATTCTCCTAGTCCAATCAACATACTACACTCAAGTTCAGTTAAAAAGTTTGGTATTTCTTTAATCATTTTTTAAAATTTGTTCTATTTTCTTATTACGATGTTCGTCTAAAGTTTCAAAATGTTTATGAAAATTCTTTTCACTTATTGGTGACCAAATATTTTTTACTTCAGACTCTATTATTAAATAAGTAGCTGGTTTTTCATAGTCTTTTGGTTCGTGACACTCATATATCTTACCCCAAGCCCATTTAGCATAATCTTGACCATACTCTTTTCCATTTACTGGAAAAGCATTTGTATTCTTTTCAAAGCAAGTTCTTTTACAATAAACTTTCACTTAATAATTTGTCTAATTTTTTCTTCTCTTTCTTCTTCAAGAGATGATGGTTTATTTGATTTTTCCAATGTTACATTAGCCACACAAGTACAAGTTAGGAAGAAACAAAAGTAAATACCAGCATACATTTTATCATTAGACTTGATAAAGAATGGTATAACAAACATCATTAGGAATGCTAATATACCAAACACAACACCTATTCTACCTAGTATTTTTCGTTTCAACATTTATTAGCTGATTTAATTTTATTTCTCTCATCAACACAGTAAAGAATCTATCTAATTCTCCTTCACTAGTAAACTCAACTACTATGGATTGTTTATAGTCTTCTTGACTAAAAAACAACCAATTTTCGTTTGTATAGATATTTTTGTAAGTAGTAACACCAGGTATAATAACAAAACTATCTATGGGAAAGTCACCTCTCTTCATAGAAATTATCTTACCCATATTTTTAGTTATTCTCAACATAATCTCCAATTCTTATATTCGCAACATCGATATAATCTTGTTGTAATTCAAATCCCATGTAATTTCTACCTAACTTCTTAGCGGCAACAGCAGTTGTACCAGTTCCCATAAATATATCTAAAACTAAATCACCTTTATCAGTAGCACCTTTGATAAAGTATTCAATAAGATCAACTGGGAAAACAGCAACGTGATTATCAGCAATTCGTTTTGATTCAGATGAGATGTTTACTAATGTAGTCGGTAAAGCTCCTTTAGGGTTTGGTGCCCAGTCTTTGTACTCAATATTATCATCACCTTCAGTTCTGGCAAATCTTTTCTTCAAAGGCTTAGTCATTCTTTTGATAGACTTCTCAGAGTATTCGGTTCTCATCTCATCAAGATTAAACTTGAATCCTTTTTCTTTAGCAAACCAAAATAAGTATTCTACTCTATCACCAAATCTGGCTCTGTTAGGTAAACTTTTTAATTTGTTCCAGAACAGTCTTTCAAACATTTTTAGACCTGTTTGTTTGTGTAGTTCTGATATTAAATCAAAGACATAAGGATGTCTGAATCCATTTTCAACTTTATCATTGATGTTAAGAATAAAAGAACCAGTTGGTTTAATAACTCGTTCTATTTCTTTACAATAAGGTATGAACCAATTAACATAGTCTTTGGCTAAGATTCCACCATTGTCTATATAAACTTTTAAGTCAGCATAAGGCGGAGATGTTATTACCAAGTCAACAGAGTTGTCTGGTAGTTGTTTCAGTAACTCTAAAGAATCACCTTGATGAATAGCATTAATTTCCATAGACGTTATATTCTATGGAAATTAATAAGTTTATCTCAATAATGTAACGTGACCATATTTCTCAAAAGATGTACCATCCGAAGTTTTGAATCTTATTCTATAAACATAAACATCTTCTTTAACTACTTCACCTTTACAAGTTCCATCCCACCCTTTTTTATAATCATTGGTTGTAAATAGTAATAATCCCCATCTATCAAATATTTCTAATTTGTAAAATCTTTGGTCTAAACCATATGATGTAAATACTGGTATAAAAACATCATTCAAATTATCATAGTTTGGAGTAAATGTATTTGGTATCGATACATTAAAATCATTTTTAACTTCTACCCACTTAGTCATCCAATCCTTACAGCCTTCAGAAGTCATTGATATTAAATTAACTTCATATCTACCAATCTTACTAAAAATAACATTAGGGTTCACTTCATTAGAACTTAAATTTATACTTGGTATCGACCAAGTGTATGTACAAAACCCTAATGGATTTGTTTTATTATTTAATTTTAAGTTTGGCTCGGATATTAGAATATCATCAACTATAAAGTTAGCAACTGGTTTAGAAAAAACACTTACACTTGGAGTCGATACTAATTTAGCACCACAACCTTCAGCACTTATATAACTAAAATTAGCAGTATAAGTTCCATTTGATGTATAAGTATGAGATGTATATAATCCATAAGACTCAGTTCCATCATCAAATCTCCAAGTACCTTCACCCTCATATTTATCAGTCGTAAATACTACTTGTAACGGAGCGCATCCTGAGTTAGTATTAGTTAAAACACTGACTGTTGGTGTTTCAGCAACAAATATATTTATCATTGAACTATCTTTACAAACATTAGTAATTGAGTTTGTCCAATAAGTAACATAGTTGTTACCAACATTAGCCGAATTAGGATTAAACATATTACCAATTACACCTGATCCAGACCAAATATAACCAGGATTCTGAACAAGTGAATTAAGATTAAATGGAAATTCATAATCTTTACAATAAACGGATTTAGGATATTTATCAAAATCAGCAGAGATAAACTTCTCAATATTAATCGTTGTTTGAGCGTATGCTATACAAGGACCAGCAGTAATACTATAATTAACTACATTGTTTCCAATCGTTCCATATGCTGGATTAACCAACCCAGCTAAAGTTACTAAACCATTATATCCACCAAATAGTCCACCAATTGGTGTTACTTGTAATTGAAATGGTGAATGAGTATTACAAATAGTATTTGGTTTTGTGATTTGAGGTGATTGTAAAGAATAAACTCTTACTGAAGTTGTTGATGTACTAGGACATAAACCACTAGGAGAGGAAGCTGTATTGTGAACTAAGGTTATTGTTCCTGTGTTAGCACTATATGGAGTAAACATTGACCCATTAACACCAGGACCTGACCATGAACCAGGAAAAATCGCATAATTATTTAAGTTAATAGCTAAGCTTGTATTACATAAATCTGGTATCTGACTTGTAATAGTTGATGGTACAAACATCTCAACATTAATTAATTTTGTTTGTTGTGAGTTACAAGTACTAGTTCCTATTACATACTGAATAAAGTTATTACCAATGGCACAGAGTGATGGAGTTAAAACACCATTTGAATTAAGATAAGGAGTCGTTATCCAACTACCTGTACTTGGTGTAACTGACATTTGTATTGGAGCATCTTTACTACAAAAAGGTCCGACTAGTGTAATATTAGGCATTGGTGGATTAAGTACCGATACATTTATAGTTCTACTATCAGGACAAAGACTAGTATTAGGTGATGAACTAGTGTTATATGTTATAACATAAGTTCCAGTAATTAATCCAGTTGGATTAAATGAGTTTTGAGTAACACCTAAACCAGACCAGATACCTGTTGTGTTTTGAACAATAGACATTAAGTTGAATGGATTACTATTAACACACATATTAGGAACTACTCCAGTTAATGAGGCAGTATTAAATGTTGAAGGATATATGTTAAATGTATTTGTATTTACACAAGGTCCAACACTAACTACATAGTTCACAATACTACTTGATGGTGAAGATAGAGAAGGAGTAACAACACCTAAAATACTAACAGCTGAGTTATTAGACCAACTACCACCATTTGGATTAGCCGATAGTACAAACGAAGATGTGTTATTACAGAATGGTCCAGGATTTGTCATTGTAGGAATAACTGTATTTGTAACAGTTACGTTTAGTTGAGTGCTTGAAGGACAAACAGTTGGATTTGGATTAGATATAGTATTGTAGGTTAAAGTATAAACTCCACTTAACCCAACTGGACTAAATACATTGTTTATAACATTCACTCCTGACCATGATCCTGTTGCGTTCTGAACAATGTTGATTAGATTAGTAGTCGGACTGGTTACACATAGTGGAGCTACTGAACTTGTTAAGGTTGATGGAACAAATTGATTAAGCTGAAAACTAGTAGTAGTAATAGCAGTACATCCATTCACATTGATTGCGTAAGATACTGTGTTTGTTCCTAATGCTAAGTTAGTTGCAGTTGGTACTATAAGTCCATTAGGTATAGAAAATACACCTCCAGGAGGACTAGCAAGTATTTGATAGTTAGTTCCATTAGTACATAGGTTAGGTATAGCTGTAATGGTTGGGATAGGAGGATTGGTTGCCAACAAAGTCATTGTTCGTGTTAATGGACAATTAATGACACTAGGAGTAATTGTGACTGAGTAAGTTATGTTTGATTGAGTTCCTACTGCAAGTGCTGGAGTTATGATAGTGTTTTGTAAGGTTGGATTGTTAGCAAACAAAAACACATTAGGAGTCCAAGAGTAAGTGTATTGACCAATGATTGGAGGTGTAGGAAAAGTAACACCAGCAGCAAAAGCACTTCCAGCACAGATTACTACAGATGTAGGAGATAATATAGGACTAAACGAATGTGTATTAACATTTAAGATAGTGTTATAAAGGCAAGAGCCATCAAAAGCAGATATACTATATTGACCTGCTGCGAATCCATTAAAAGTGTATTGAGTAGCTGATGTAATACCTGAAGTTGAAGTATATGCTGGAGTTAAAGAAGTATTCTGTACAGCAAAGCTGATTATTCCAGGAGGAGCTCCGGCAGCAGGTATCAAGTTGATTGTGCCTGTTCCATTATTCAAACCCGAGCAAACAGAAGTAGATGTAACCGTCATTAATCCAGGAGCAGATGTTATTAAAGTAAAGCTAACATTTGATAGACAGTTTTGTGTGTTAACATAAGTTAGATTGTACACAGCACCATTAGATGGATTAGTAACAGTATAGTTAGCCGCAGTACCTACAGATCCAGTAATAGCAGTATTTCCATTAAACCACTGAAAGTTAGAGCCACCTATAGTGTTTAGATATGCTTGACCATTACAGAATGGCTTGTATAAGTTTTGTGTTGCTGTAGTGGCGGTTCCAATAGATACTGTAGTAGAAGCCGCACCACACATAGCATTACCTAATCCAGCAATAGTAACAGAATAAATACCAGCGGGTAAATTAACGGCAACTGAAGAACTACCAACAACAGAGTTTGTAGAGTTAGTCCAAGTATAAGTATAACCTGAGCCACTACCATTACCTTGTACAGTAGCTGTTCCGGAAGAACCTAAAGGACAACTAGGAGAAGATCCAATCCCAGCAATACTAATTGTTGATGTATTTAGAGTATTAATTGCGCTTAACTGACAACCACCTTGTGATACCAATTGAACTGTATAAGTCTGACCTGGTATTGGATTTGTAACTGTCAAGACTGACAATGTTCCTTGAGGAGCAGGTATTATTCCATTAGGACCATACCATTGATAAGAGTTATAACCAGCAGGCGCGGCAATAGTAGCTACACCAGATCCAGAACAATAAGACACGGGACCTGGTATTGGACCTCCTGGTATTCCACCTAATCCTTGTCCTATTAACTGACCACCACACTGAGCATCAAAGAAAGTAGTACCATAGTGACCACCAAAGTTACAATCAGCAGTCCAAGCTTCTATTGTAACACATCCTCCAATGTAAGGAGTTAGATCAATAACCTTAACTTGCCAATTAGACATTACACCAAGTGTACCACAAGCAGTAAAAGAAACATTAGCTACAGTACCACAATTAGCCGCTAATGTCATTGAAGAACAAGAAGCAACTGTATTACCACTACAAGCATTAAGAACTCGTAGATATAATCCGGGTTGGTCACAACAACTATGTCCAGGGTTTTCATAATATCCAGCAAACGCAAATTGAAATAAAGTATTCAATGAAGTTACGTTGAATGTAGTTGATATTTTATTTCTAGCATAGTTGAAATTGTTATCGTTTAATTTAGCAACTCGATTACCTCCAAAAGGAGAATTACCTAATATAAATGAACACCCTCCACCGTTGCTATTATAAGTCAATGGAGTGGATACAATAGCAAATTCATTAGCTCCTAAGTTATAAGGTGTTCCTAAATTGGCACAATTATAATTGGCACTGGCACTATTAGCATAGTTACTTGATAAAGTCCAACCGGTAACCGCATAAGCATTACCAGCTCCTATATAAGTTCCAGGTGATGTTTGCTCAAAACCTAGATTTGTTGGACACTGAGCATTTCCAAATGTAGTTACTAAACTAAAAAGGAAACTAATAATTATTTTAGTTAGATTTTTCATCTTTCCTCCTAACTATAAAAAACTTTTGATTTATGTAATCTCGTTTAAGTTGTTTGAGGTGGTTCTCTAATTCTTGACCAACTACATTATTAAACTTTAGTCTTTCTCTTACTTCGGATTCATTAAATCCTTTTAAGGAGTCGATTGGATGTTTATCCATATCTGGTGTGAATGATTGTGAGCGTACCACAAAACTAAGCATCATCACCAACGCTATTGATATCTTTTTCATATTTTATATATAAGAAGATAAAAAAAATATCCACTCAATGTTGATTATATTGAGTGGATCGTATGTTATATTTAGGGAATGAAATTATTTACCTAATCCAAAGACACCGAGAATCTTATTTAGTTTATTATCACGATAAGTTGATATACTAATACCCTTAGCAATACCATCTAAAGCATCTTCAACTACTTTTTCGGACGGCTTCATATCTTGACAATATTTATCCATTATTACTTTTCTAAATTCAGAAATAATTTCTTTCAATTCGGATTGACCACCATAGATATAGAAAACACCATTTGGAAGTTTCTCACTTCTAACCCAGATAGAAGGAGCAGATTCTAATACCCAAGTACCACTATTACTTAATGTATACTTAACTTCTGCCTCGTATTTTGTACCATCTTCAGCAATAGCATAATACTCACGATGATAACTTCTTTTATCAACAGAACCTTTATCAATCCATTCTAACTCTGAGTTTTTAGTTGATTGTATCAGATTTTCTACAATCATTATCACTTTATCGTTTATCATTGTTTCTTAAATCTTTTTAATACCCATTGTAATTCGTGTTCCATATATTCATTGCCATATAAATTATGGTTCATATAGACATAAGTTTTTACCTTTTCATTATCTACATAAAGAACTTCATATTGCTTACCTTTTTCAAATAAGGGCCAACCGAAGACGTTATTCACATCTTCGGTACATAAAAGCTTATCTCCCTTTCTTATATTCATTTATTTAATTACTTTTTCTTTTGGAACGATTACCACATAGATTGTGTCAACAACTTTACCACCTGTATTATTTGAGTTACCAAATACGCTACCCATTGGGTCTCTATCTAAAACTTCTACTTCTTTAACAAAGTAATTAGTTTCACCTCTATTAGAAAGCCAGTTCTTACCAAATGTTTCGTGATATTTAATTTTAACTTTCCATCCTTCAGTAGCCGCTGAATCTAAAGTAGAGATAACTTTAGCATCATTCACATCATTATCAACTGAGAACTCAAAAGGAGTGGCACTATTCATACCAGTTTGTGTTGTGTTTAGTGAGCCTTCCCAAGAGTTCCAAACAAGACCTTTTTGTGAGAATTTAGTAATCATACCAATACGTTCACCATTAGAATAGTTCTCAGTACAAGAAGTTAAGAACATTGTTGCCACAAGAGCCAACATCAAAAATTTAATTGTTTTCATATTTATTTTAGTTTTTAATTTTATACAAATCTACGAGTTTTTTTAATGACTCAAAACATTTTTTAGCAGTTTCATCTGAGATATTTCCATCATAGTTGGATTTACTTGGTATTTCAATTTCAATGTTTGTACCACGATGGTCGTAACCAATGTGAAAGTTAGCGCCTTCAACATTTACAAAGTAAGAAGCATAAGATTCTTTAACCTCTGGTTCACCATATTCGTCAGTTTCTTCATCATACTCACCATCAAATCCTTCACCGAATTCATCGTGAAAAATTGGGTCACCAAACATATTTTTTAAAGCCTCTTCATCTAAAACACCGGTCAAGAAGTGAATAGCGATGGATGTGTAAGTTCTACTTTCTGGGCTAATAAAGTCTTTGATTTTTGTAATTAAACCTTTTCTTTCTTTTAGTTTATCAGCATAGAATCCAAGATAAGGTATTTTCTCAATATCTAATGTTTCGGTAATATACTTACCTAATTCAGCATACCAATTCTCTGAACGATTGTTCATAATAATATTCATTATAGGAGTATAATGAGTTTTACCTTTTGTGTAGTCTTTTAATTTTTGTTCCATATATTATTTTATAATTGAAAGTTATATAAGTTTAGTATAGCCGCGATTCTGTTCTATCCCATCATTTATCTATGCCACAACCCGACTATTACAGGGGAACCGACACCCTAAGTCTGTATGTGTTGCTACTTCCTCGGTACAAACGAACTTTCAATTTCTTTACTTATTCTCCCGTGTTAGGTTCTGTAGTCGCGAACTTCCTCCAGTATTTCTACCAGCGATAGGTCCTTTGACTTATATTATACTTCCAATTTTCATATCTCTTAAAACAACTTTTACATTGTCTTTATTCTTTTCTAAAACTTCACCAACAAATCTTTCTGTTCTATGATGTAATCCTCTTTTATCCGGTACATCTGATATCATATTCATTGGTCCGATATACTCTTCAAACTTTTCAGACATTGATATCAAATTCATATTTTGAGTTGAGTGAAGATACATTAAAATATTTTTTACTTCTAAAGAATATTTTTCATATACACGCCATCTTTTCCAATAATCAAGAAAAAAGTTAGTCATACTATCCAGTGTGTACATTTTATACTCAACTATTGGTTCAAATCCAATCCAGTAATTATACTTTTCAAGAATATAGTCTGGACTATGACTCAAAAGATCATTATTATGAATAAACTTACTGAAGTTCACATTGAACTTAGTAAGATTCACAATTTGATTATATTCTTTATTTAAAGATACCATTTCTACAAATATACTAAAAATTAAAACAAAAACAATGGTTTTTAATATATAAATAAAATTCATTTTCGAAACATGAAAATTAAACATAAAGTTGTTAAGGAGTTTCAGTATTTAAGTCCTGATAAAAAAATCTTTATTCTTAAAATAGGTGCTATCTTAGAAGAGTACATTTATAAGGTAAAGACTGAATTAATTCCTATTGATAAAGCCATTATTGATAATAATCCAGAATTTTTCGAGGTCATCGATTGGAAAGCCGAATTATTAACATTTATGAGAGCTGAAAAAATGCCTCAACCTGCTCAGTTAGGTAAAAAATTAATTCCTTTCTTTGAAGATATGATTATGTCTTCAATTCAACATGATAATATTCCGTCTATCGATCCTACTTTGATGAAGGATGTAGAAAGAAGAGAGATTGAATTAAACACTTTTAAAAGAGATTTAGATAGAAGAGAAACTGATTTAGATTCAAGAGATAGAAGAATCAAAGATAAAGAAGATGAACTTGAAATCAGAATTAAAAGAGTTGAAAAAAGAGAAGACGAATATAAATTAGATCTTAAAACAATTGAAAAGAAAGACGATGATTTAAGATTAAGAACAAGAACTATAACTGAAAAAGAATTAGACTTACAAGAAAAGATTCAAGAGTTAAATGAGAGAGAAAGAAATCTTGATAGAACTGCTCTTTCATCTGCTAAAGAATATGATTCTAAATACGCAGAACTTCAAACTAAAATTGATTCTGACTTAGCTGATCTTTCTAAGAGAGAGAAAGAATTAGAAGCTGGATTCAAAAAAGTTCAAGAATTAGAGTCTATGTTAGAATCTAAGATGAATGAAATTACAGAGGCTAATAAAAGTAAAATATACGGTGATTTAGAGGCTGAATTAAAAGGAATAGAATCAGAAGTTAGAAATATTAGTAGCATAGCAAATAGCCTTTCAGGATTTAATCATCCAGTTGTTATTCAAGTTGCTGGTGAGTTAACAAGAGCAATACAAAAGTTAAAAGATAGAGTTGACAATAATATGTTCGACTAAATAAAAAACCCACTCTAAAGTGGGTTTTTTATTCTTCTTCTGGTAATGGCTTCCAAAATTCAATAGTCATACTTTCTATATAACCATTTTTGACACACTCTATGGAATAATGTTCAAAACCTAATTCTTTTATTCTATCTAATATTTCTTCAAAGTTAATTTTAAATAATATATCTTTAATATAAATTTTTACAGAATATCTATCATCATTTAACCTAGACGTTTTACTAACTTCAACCTTACCCATATCAGAATATTCTAAAAATACTTCTTTTATATCTTCAACTAAGTCTTTATTTACATGTTTAACAAAATGTCTACAATCATAATATACATCAAGTAATTTTTCTATTTCTCTGGACCAAGCACCTTTATAATCCTCAACTACTTCTCTCATCATCTCTTCAGTTAGCACACCATCATTCTCCCAACCATGTAAATCAACATTTGAGGTATTCCAAAGTATTTCATCAATTTGATCACATAAATCACCAGTATGAGTTGAGTAATAAGTTGTTATAACTTTTACAATATCATCAGCATACTCTATTAACTTTTCTTTAGAGTCTTCTGATTTGGCTTCAAATTTTTTAAGAAATTTCATATACCTATATATAAATTTTAATATATAACTTCATAATGGATAACTTAAAGAAACTTTACAATTACTTAAAGAAAAATAAGAATAAAAAAATTCTTTTCTTAACAACATCTAACAGATGGGAAGGTGATAATGAACTTCCTAAATCATCAATAATAGCTGATGAACTTATTAAAAAGTTAGGTTCTGATAGAGTTCAATTGATTAATGTTGCTAAATTAAAAATATATCCTTGTGAAGGAAATGTTTCAACTAAAAGAGGTAATACTTGTGGATTGAAAGAAGCTAAGTTAGATGATAAAGAAAAAAATCCAACAGGTAACATTAGATGTTGGGCATCTTTGAATAATAAATCAGACGAAATGTATAAAGTAGCAAATGCTATTTTTGATGCTGATATAGTTATTTTCTTTGGTTCAATTCGTTGGGGTAAAATGAATTCTATATATGGTGAGTTAGTTGAAAGATTAACTTGGTTAGATAACAGGCATACAACTTTAGGTGAATCTAATTTACTTAAAGATAAAGAAGTTGGTGTTATAGCAACTGGTCACAACTGGAACGGTGAAGAAGCTGTTAAGTTAGAAAAACAAGTTTTAGGTTTCTTTGGATTCAAAACACCAGATGTTCTTTCTTTTAACTGGCAATGGACTAAAGATAAGAACGATGAAAGTAAGAAAGGTTATCTTGAAGACTTTGGAGATTTTCTTAGAGAGTTTGATTTTGTAGAATCACTAAAAGAATCAATTATCAAGTTTAAGGAATGGATAAAAAAGTAAAAAACCTCTCAATTTGAGAGGTTTTATTTTTCTATAAAAAATCCAGTATAAGATTTTTCAAAAATTTCAAGTATTATTAGTAAGAATAGGCATCATGATGTTACATGATTTTTAGATAGAGAACAAGCAAGCGTCGATTTCATCACCAATAGTAGAGTCAATTTTTTTCTTATCAACCATATCTATAATTAGAAGACTTTGATAAACAACAAGAATATCAGTATTATTTACTTTATTTTGAATAAATCTAGAAAGAGCATCACAGAAATTTGAATATTCTGAAATACCGTCATATTTTTCAAGAATTGACCAAAGGATTGCTTTATTTTCTGTAGTGATTTTCATAATACAAATATAAGCAAAACTACCTAATTTGCCAAATAAATTAGAAAGAAATAGCGTTTTCTATTGAAAGTTTTTCTTTTAATTTTATTAACTTAAATACTTGAGAATTAGATCTTCCAGGAAACTTATATTTATTCTTTATCAACCAATCTAAGTCTTTAACTCTTTGAGCACAAACTTTAATATACATTACTTGATACTTAGTCTTTGAAGGAGTTATGGTTTCTGTTTCCATCATAAGTAGCTTCAAAAGATCCACTGTCTTGTCAGCTTGTTTAATATTATCACAGAATTTATTCATCTTATCATTAAGATCCTTCTGAATAAAAGGTATAGCATGACCTTCAACAAGATGTTCAATTATCTTTTTATCAATCATGTTAAATACACTTTCAGTCTTCATAAAGCAAAGATAGTAAAAAAATTATAAATACCAAAGAATTATCTGATAATAGTTACATAACCCATAACAGTTCTTTTCTCTGAAGAGTTTAAAACCGTAAACTGAGATTTCCAAAAATAACAACCATCTGGAACATAATACCCATTATAAGATCCATCCCACTCACCATTTATATCATGACATTCCCATATCATTTGACCCCATCTATTGAATATAGACATAGTGAAATCTTGCTCATCAACACCTGATAAGTAGAATTTCCAAGTTGAATTGAATTCATCACCACCCGGAGTGAAAGCATTAGGTATATAAGTTAATACATCTGGATTAACAATTAAAACAACAGAAGATGAATCACTACAACCTAAGCTATTTTGAACTGTTAGAGTAATTAAATACTGACCTATAATTCCTTCAGGGTATGTGAAATTTGGATTAGAAAGACCACTAGTTAGTTCTAAAGATCCTGGTGCTGACCAATTCCAAGCCACAATATTAGGACCTGAATAATCAAATGTAGAAACAGTTGTCTCAAACATTGTTGTTGGGTTTGGTCCAACCATAAACTGAGAAACTGGCAATGAAACGGTTTCTACTATATTGTTAAATGTTTGTGTGTATGTACATCCATAATCATTAACCGTTGTTACTATAACATCCCAAATACCAACTGTACTATAAGTATGTGTAAAGTTGGAATTTGATAATATATTATCAGTAAATCCATCACCATAATCTACTATTGAACTAACAATATTAACAGTAGGTGTAGAGTTATTAATAAAGTTAAATATACCTGGAACACAAAGAATTGTATCAACCGGTGATACTGAAATATTTATAGGTGTTGGAAAATCAATAAAAACGATTGAGTCTATAGTACAACCATTATTATCTGTTACAGAAACTGTATAGTTACCACCAGAAAGATTAGTAATTGTATCATTTGATATTAAACCATCTATAAAATAATCATATGTTGGTGTTCCATCATTTGGATAAATAAAAATTTGTCCATCATTTAATGAGCAAGTAACATCAGATAAAACTAAACTATCAAAAATCAATTGTGTTGGTTGAGTTATATTAACAGTGGTATTTGCTGAACATCCGTTTATATCAGTTACATTTACACTATAAACACCAGCACATAAACTAGTAGCAGTTTGAGTTGTTTGACCATTTGACCATAAATAATTATATAGTGGTGTTCCTGTTATTGGAGTAACAGTTGCTGTCCCATTACAATCATTAAAACAAAGTGGTTCGGTAAATGAAGTATTAAGAAGAATGTTAGGTGGACCTGGCACAACTAAAACAGTATCTGGTCCAGGTCCAGCAATACCAGCATTACAAGAAGTCCAACCCGCATTACAAATAGGGTAAACAAAATGACAAGTATATTGTGTTGGTACTAATGGATTTACAGTTATAGTAGGACCTGTTCCAATAGCAACTGGATTACCAACTTGATACCAAGTTAATACAGGTGTAACTACTGGTCCACTAGGTGTCCATTTCCAAGCATCATTATTAGCAACCCAAGCAGTTGAATTTCTACCAGGTACTGGAATTCCTATTGTACCCGCTAAGTTATGTATACCTTCAACAGCAGTACCACCTTGCCAACCTAAACAAGCCGGTTTATTTTGAATATAATTTTCAATATTATTACTAGATTCATAAATAACTATATGAAATGTTCCTTGATTACCTGTACAAGAGAACATTGGAACCCCAATCCAACTAACTGTTAGTTTTCTACAAGGAGCAACACCAGACGTTTGATATCTAATTTGACCTCCAATACCAGGATGCCAATCTTGCCAAGGTCCCATAATACAGTTCTTTGGAACTAAAGGACTGACAGTTGGTATTAGTTGAGAACTAAATGTTGTTGGTTGTGCTGGTGAGAAAGATATCCAACCATTTGAACCTATATAAAATTGAGTGTATGTTGTACCAAAGAAACAAAAGTTAAAACCTATATTAAAAGGTCCTTGTTGTGAATCATCAGTCATAAATAACTGAGTTCCCGTATTTGTTTGAGCAACATAAGGAATAGAAGCAACAGAATAGTTAGTTGTTTGATTTGGATTTGTACCAGCACCACAAGCGGTTAGATTAGCAGTCAATATAGCAGTATTTACACCACAAGGTAAAATCTGATTTGGTCCTAATTCAGGACAGTTCTGTGAAATAGCAAATAAACTAATCACAGAAAATAACATAGTTAGCAATTTTCTCATAAAATAAAATAAAATTTTTCAACACAAAAGTTATCTCAAATTGGGTGACTAACAAAAATTATGTTAGAATATTAGCCCAGATAACATATAATATTTATTTATATATCAAGTTATAAATAAAGATTTATCTAAAGTTATAATTTATTTACAATGGATGAGCAAAAGCTACTTTCTATTGAGCAAATAAATTAAAAGACCAGTTAAAGCACCTCCAACATGAGCAATATGACTCACACCATCACTACCACCTATAAGTGCTAAGTATAACTCTATGGTAAAAAACACACCAACAATATATTTAACTTTAACCGGAATTAAAAAGTAAAGATGTAGAATTGTATTTGGATTAGATAAAGCATATATCATCATAACTCCCCAAACAGCACCTGATGCGCCTAAAACTGGATTACTTATAAATAAAGCATGACATAAACCAGATACTATTCCCATTATTAAATAATAGTTCAAAAACTTTTTACTACCAAATCTTTCTTCTATATCTGGTCCAAATGTTATTAAACCTAGCATATTGAATATAATATGCATGAGTGAGCTATGTAAAAACATATAACTCACAAGCTGGTAGATGTGAAATTCTTCAGATTGAATTGGATATAATAGAAATTGACTAACAAAAGGTAATCCCATTTCAAATAAAAGATATGATATAATAAAAGCTATAACATTAATCTTTAATAACTGCTTTACAACTGGTGTTAAATTTATCATTTTTTATCTCTATTATCCATTACAATTCTCATACAACCATTACAAACAATAACTGGTCCTTCCTTAGTCATTACAACTTGACGATCACAGACACCTTGACAATCTTTTGTCATCACTGGCGCAAAATCTTTAAATGGATCTTCTTTTCTTGGTCTTAAATGCTTCATTTAGCAAATATACAAAAATTAAATTATCTTTTTAATAATTAAATGTCTTTTTATTGATTTTAGTGTAGAAATTATTTCTTCAACTTCTCTGTCAGGTGGATATATCATTTCAGACTTATCGGTATAAACTGCGATGTGTTTATCTATAACTTTTTGGTTAAGTTCTTTCTTATTGTAGTTAATCCAATCTTCTTTTATATAATGAGGCATTTGACTAACATCCATTACTTTTTCAATATCATCCTCAATTATATAATAGTCTTCATCATCACTTATGATAATGGTTGCTATATCAATTAAAGTATGATGTTGTACTTCAGTTGATATAGAAATTTCTTTCCAGGGTGAAAGATTAATTGATCTTTGATTCATCTTAGATATTCAATTTATTTGAATTTCTTTTTCAATTCAGTTAAATCTAATAAGTACATATCTTTAGGATCAGTTGCTTCTAAGATTTTAATTTCTTCTTTCTTAGTAGTAAAATCCTCTTTAATCTTTTCATACATCTCTTTAGTCAAAGAGTAGATAGGCATTCTCAATAAGTAATCATATGAATCATCAATCTTATCCAAACCCATTGCTTCAATGCCTTCAATGATGAGGGCTTTAGCAACATTGTTTACTTTTAACTTACCATCAATAATGGCTTTAATAAATCGACCACGATTAGAAAGTATTTTCAACTCTCTGTTCATTTTATCTAATAAGAATTGTTTTCTTTTGTGATAATATTTTAACCTGAAGTTAACAAAGTATTTAATGATGTCACTTGTATTTTCAAATATCATTAACTTACCAAACTCATCTAATGTTGAGAAGATTTCTGTAGATGATTCTTCTAACTTTAGTAACTTAACTAACTTCTCATCATCTAACTTATCTAAATCAGCTCTTGTAAATTTAATAGTGTAATCAATATTATCTTTACAGTTGTCATCATAAGAAACAATTAATTTATCATCAACTAACTTATCTAATATTTCTTCATATTTTTCATAAGTCATTGAAGGAGGAAGTTCACTAATCTTAACAGTAGAAGTATTTGCTCTATCAAACTTACCTCTAATCATCCATCTTTTATTATTCTCAGAATCTTGAACAAACTCACCAGTGAATCCATTTAGAGATGGTTTAACTTCACCAGGATTCTTATCAGCAAGTACTTTAACACAAGCATCAATGATACTTTTAATATCTCTATTAAGAACATTAGAAGCAAATCCTACAGCAATACCAGATGAGCCATTTAATAATACGGTTGGTACAATTGGTAAGAAAAATCTTGGTTCAATTGATTCACCCTCTTCTTCTTTGTATTCAAGAAGTTCAAAGTCTTTATAAATCAATCTAAAGTTTTCAGATAGTTTAGTACCGATATAACGAGGCGCACCAGCTTGAGGTGAACGTAATGATCCAAACTGACCATCTTCTTCTAATAAAGCCGCATTGTTCTTAAATCGTTGAGCCATTGTGATAATAGCATTCTCTAAAGAAGCATTACCGTGATGGTAGAAAGCATCAGATGCTACTTTACCGGCTAGTTGAAATACTTTAAGTGCTTTTTCACTACCATTCTTCCAGATATCGTTTGAAACGTGAATAATTTTTCGTTGAGTTGGTTTGAAACCATCAATAACAGAAGGGATAGCTCTACCTTCAATTGAATACATTGCGAACTCCTTATACTCATTGGCTAAGAAATCAGATATTGTTTTTTCTGTCATCATACGTTTATATATGATAAAAATGTTTGTTTGTTTTAGATTATCCGATCACGACTAACTTAATCTCACCATCTAAATCTTCATATAAAAATGAACAGGTCTCACAGAAATCACCTGTGTTGTAGTAGGTTTTTTCTCCTATTTTTTCAATTGCTGGTGTGTGAATATGTCCAATCATAATTGAATCACAATCAACCTCATCTAATTTTCTAAGTGATAAAATTTTGAAGTCATTAATAAATGTTATAGCATTCTTAACTTTATATTTGAGATATTGAGATAAAGACCAATATTCTAAACCTACAATTTTTCTTAACCAGTTATAAGCTTTGTTAATCTTAAAACTAAATTCGTAAGCCCAGTCACCTAAGACATATAAAAAAGGATGTAATCTGATAAAACCATCAAACTGGTCACCGTGACAAATGTATATTTTCTCACCTTTAGATGTTTCATAATACATCTCATCACAAATAGTTATATCACCAATATTTATATTCTCATCTTTTATTAAACCTCTTAAATAGAAATCATGATTGCCTAATATGTAAGTAACATTAACTCCTTTTCTGGATGCTCTTAAAACTTTTTGAATAACTGTTGAATGATTAGCATTCCAATAGAATTTCTTTTTTAATGATGTTAAATCGATGAAGTCTCCAACGATTACTAAATTTTCATATTCATAGTCTCTCAAAACTTCAAGTAGTTTTTCTGGTTGTGATTTGTGGTTACCTAAATGTATATCAGATACAAATAATGTTTTAACTTTCATATATCTCTTTTATTTTAGTAACTATACTTTCAATTGGATTAATCCATTCATAATCTATTTTAGTATAATTATTTAACCAATTTTCTAAATTTTCAGAAGTTAAGTCATCTGTATAGATACCTAACTTATTTAACTTTGTAGCATTATCAATTTGTTCAAACTGACCTTTTATTGGAATTGACCATAGTCTTTTACCTAAAACAAGAGCCTCAGATGTTGTTGAGAATCCAGAAGCAGTTATAACTCCAGAACATCTAAGTAAGTCAGACTGAAATGAATCTTTATTTGATTTTTTGAATTCTATATTGTTATAAACGTAATCTACAATAACATCACTACTATAAACTTTGAATTTTTTATCTGAGTATTTAAGTTCATTCTTAATATGTTCCAAACTGTAAGCGGCTAAGTAAACTAAATAGAAATCTTCATCAGATACTTTACCATTCAAGAACTTCTCAGATATAATAGGCTGATAACCATTTGTATAATCTAAAGGTATATAATAATCACAAGGAGCAAAGTATTTAATAAAAAGAGATTCTAAAAAACTTGATTTTGTAATTGAAACTTGATTTGAAATACCTATTGATCTTACCTTGTACTTTTTAGCAGAGTAAGCACTTATAGGTTCAAAGTCAGAGATAACTAAATCATATCCACTACAATCATAATTTATATCTTTTATTAATTTAAATAAATTTAATGATAATGTTGTTTTAAGTTTATTGATTCTACCAGACTTGTTAAAATACATTGACAAACCTTTGAACTTCTTAATGTAATCTGGTAATTCTATACTGTAGTTACCACCAGAGGCAATAACATCAACTTCATAACCTTTAGCCTTTAGTTGATTTATCAATTCTAAAGATCTTGTTATATGTCCGTTTCCATTAAGTTGTATTCCGTATAAAATTTTCATCAATATATCTATTCATGTATAAAAGTCATTTTTAATAAAGTTCTTTAATTCTTAAAAATTACACTGATTTTTCAATGTTATTTTTATGCTAAGTAAAAATAATATATACATTATGAGACTTAAAAAATATGACGATTTTTTGATTTTAGAGAAGTTTGATAGTAATATCAAGGCTGAACTTATAAAATTAGGTGTAACTGATGAAAAAGAAATCAACACATATTTATATCACGCTCATAGAGGTCATTTAGCAAAATACTTAGAAGAAAATGGTAAAGTATTTACATTTGGTATGTTAAATGCCTTATTCAAAGATGCTAGAGCCGCTAAAAAAGGAACTGAACTTAAAGTAGGTATTATTAAAGCCGTACATAGAATTGTTCCGATGTTATTAGCACCTTTCTTTCCAATATTAGCAATTTTTGGTTATGTTTTAGGAACATCAAGAGCATTTAATAAAGTTGTTGCTCCTATCTTAGCAGATCCAGGACACGATTATCCAGACTTCTTAAAGAAAGTTATTGACGCAACAATGAGAATCGCTGAAGGTGATTTAACTACCGAAAAAGATAGATTCACAAGAGCATTCGTTGTATCCGATAGATTAGTAGAAGCAATTAAACCAGAAGTTCTACAAAAGTTTTCATTAGAGTTATCTGAGAAGATGGCTAATATGGATTCTAATATGGAAGTTCCTCAACACTATATTGAAAATGAACTAAAAGATTATTTAAATAGAAACTTTGAAGTTAATCCCGAAATTCCTCTAAAAGATTAAATTCCTAAACAAAAGAAATTATTTACCATATATACTTAAAATTCTAAGTTAAGTAAAATGTCAGTAGATAAGAAGTTCAAAAAGTTAGATGATATTGACCACGTTATATTAAGACCTGGTATGTATATCGGTTCTATTAAACCTCACAAAGCTACTAAATGGATAGTTGAAGATGATAAAATGATTCAAAAAGAAGTAACCTATAATCCAGGTTTACTTAAAATTTTTGATGAGATTGTTACCAACTCTGTAGATGAAAGCAAAAGAGCAGGTTCTAAATTAAATACTGTTAAAGTAAATATTGATAGAACAACAAACTACATAAACATCTGGGACAATGGTGGTATTCCTGTAGTTAAACACACACAACATAAAGAGTGGATTCCCGAGATGATATTCTCGAATCTTAAAGCAGGTTCTAACTTCAACGATGAAGAACAAAGAACTGGTGCTGGTACAAACGGTGTAGGTTCTACACTTACTAACATTTATTCAAAAGAATTTACTGTAACTACTTGTGACGGAGTGAATCACTTTACACAAACTTTCTCTAATAATATGAGAAAAAGAACTGCGGCTAAAGTTAAGAAATCTACAAAAGGATTCACTGAAATCAATTACCTAATTGATTTCGAAAAGTTTGCCATAACTGGAATCGATGATGACCACTTTAAGATGCTTGAGAAAAGAGTTTATGATATTGCGGCTTGTAATACCAATCTTAAAGTTTATTTTAACGGTAAGTTAGTCAATATCAAAACATTTGAAGATTACATTAAGTATTATACTAAAGACTTCTTCTACGAAGCTAAGAAAGATAAAACTTGGTCTTTAGGTATAGCTCTTTCTAACAATGGATTCCAACAAGTCAGTTTCGCCAACTCTACCGATACTTATGATGGTGGTACTCACGTTGATTATGTGATGAATCAAATCATTGCTCAGTTAAGAGAGTTCTTTATGAAGAAACATAAAGTAGATGTAAGACCTGGTGAATTAAGGAATCATATGTTTCTATTCCTAGATTCTACTGTAATTAATCCATCATTCTCTTCTCAAACTAAAGAGAAACTTATCACTGAGATTAAAGACTTTGGTTCTACTTTTGAAGTCACTAATAAATTAATTCAATCAATTATTAAATCTGAAATAGTTAATTCTATCTTAGATTGGATTCAACAAAAGAAAAGTGCTGAAGAATCTAAATTACAAAGAGACTTAAATAAGAAACTTGACAAGATTAAAGTTGAGAAGCTTATTGATGCTAAAGGTAAAGACAGATGGAAGTACTCAATTGGTTTATTTGAAGGTGATTCTGCTATCTCTGCTTTCAGAAAGTATAGAGATCCACAAACAATGGGAGCCTTTGCTCTTAAAGGCAAGTTTGTAAATGTATCTGAAATGACTAATCAAAAATTAGTTCAAAATACAGAAGTTGTTAATTTAATGGCGGCTATTGGTTTGAAATTAGGACAAAGAATTGAATTAAAAGATTTAAGATATGGTAGAATACTTTTCTATGTAGATGCTGATGTTGATGGAAATTCAATCGCTGGATTGCTTCTAAACTTTTTCTACAAGTACTGGCCTGATATGTTTGAGAGACGAATGATTTATAAAGTTGAAACTCCTATCGTAGTTGCTGTTCCAAAAGCTAAAACTAAAAAGAAAGTTCTTTTCTATACTCAAACAGAATATAATGATTGGGCCGCTAAGAACGACTTGAAGAACTATGAGATTAAGTATAAGAAAGGTTTAGCCGCACTTGTTGATGATGAGTATCAAGATATTATCAATAGTCCTAAAATGACTTTAATCTCAAAAGATGATATGTCAGCTAATTCTTTAGATATATGGTTTGGTAAAAACTCTGACCTAAGAAAAACAGAGTTGCTAAAGTAATTTAGTTTTACTATCTTTGCCTGATGATCCGAAATAGAGCATGGCGTAGGTATATGGAAGAACGAATAGTCATTCGTAGAATGTCTCGCGCTGTTTGTACCAATAGGTGGTGGCGAGGATTTAGAGATGTTAATGACATTAATCATCAAAGACCTACTATAGCAATTTATATCGGAACTGAAATACACTTTAGAGCTAAAACTCACACCACTACAAAGTGGGACACTAAACACAAAGTAAAATACTCTCCAAACAAAGACCAAGGTTATTATCGTGATGAAGGTAATGGTCAAACCAGAGAAAAACAAAAAAGATTATTTTTGAAGATATTAAAAGAGAATGGACTTAAATAACTTAATACCAGATAAATTTAGACCTTTAGTCAATCCTACTTGGGTTGTTAAAGGTAAATTTGTTATGTTCAAAAAATATGAACATATACCGGTTTGTTTTGTTGAGGATGATATAGTTTATGTTTTTTTAGACAATAGAGTTTCAAACGCAATAGTAAAATTAGTTAAACATTTAATAAACATAGGTGTTGAGTTTTACTTTACAACAACAGAGTTATCAAATCCTAAAGGAGTTTTAGAAGAAGATTATTATGATAAAGTTATTAGACACTATCTATACTCACATGCTCAAGTTGAGTTTTTTGACGGATTCAAAAAGATTGACTTTGACTTAATTAACAATATGGTTAAGTGGACTGATAAAGAAAACTGCTTTGATAAAGTTAAAGCCAATTATGAATCAATTAGTAAGAAAGTAGAGAGAAAAGAATATGATTATTTTTCAAATAATTATTCATATGAATACAAAGAAGAAATAAGAGAAGAGTTTCAAAGTCTTTATCGCCATATTCAAATTAGTAAGATTATCTAAACTTTCTATATGATGTTTATATAATTCCTATGGGATTCGTAAACATAGCCGGACAAACAGTTCACACAAGCGCAATAGGTGCTCCAGTATTTGGAACACCTTCTATATCAAGCTCAGTAGGTAATTCTGGAGTTATCAACATATCTGGTACAAATTCTTCAATCACAACATCTACATTATCATCTGGTCAATATCTTACTTGGGGCGGTAGCACTATGAACTACTCAATTAATAAAACAACTTATCATGTTTTAGGTGAAGATATTGAAGTTGATGGTTATGGTGATCCACATCTTGCTGTTGCTATTTCAACATTAAATGTTTTAGGTAAACCTTTTTACGATGAGTTAAAAAAGAATAACCTTAACTTACCTTCAGAGATAGAAGAATATTTAGAAATTAAATTCAAAATTTTAGAAAGAGATAGAAAAATAAAAGAGATTCTTAAATAGATTAGAAAAACAAACCATCTTTATTTTAGTATAAAAATAAAATTAATAAAATCCAATGATATGTGATTTAATAATAGATGGTAATTATATTCTAAGTAAGAATACATTCACACTACACAAGAACAATTTATTGTTCGGCGCACTACATAAGTCATTAGAGAATACAATAAACAATTATAGAAAGTGGTACCCATTTGCTAATGTTTATCTTGTCTCTGATTCCAAAGAGAAATCTTGGAGAAAACAATTAACCACTGCTTACAAAGCTACTCGTAAAAAAGATTCTGATATTGACTGGCAATTCGTTTATAACGCTTACGGTGAATTCAAAGATTCTATGAGAGATTTAGTGAAAATTTTAGAAGCACCTCATGTTGAAGGTGATGACTGGATTTCATTCTTAGTTACTAAAGCTAATAAAGAAGGAAGATCAGCAATCATAGTTTCAAATGACTATGATATTAAACAAATTGTTAACTATGGTTTGGATCCATTGTACATTAACATTATGACTAATGAAATGTATAATAAAGAAAAACTCTTTTTACCAAGAAACTATCAAGTCTTTTTGAATAAAGTATCTAAACTACCAAGTGACGATATTTTTAGTCTAAATGATAATACAGACTTCTTATTATTACTTGATAGATTTATTAACAAGTATGAAATCAACGAAATTGACCCAGTTGAATCTTTAATGATTAAAGTCATTTCAGGTGATACTTCAGATAATATCGGCTCTGTTTGGTCTGTTACTAAGAATGGAAAGAAAAGAGGTATTGGTGATAAAGGAGCTAAAACAATTTATGACGAATATCTACAAGAGTTTGGTGAAGTAAACTTAGGCGATCCAGATTTATATGAGAATATAGCTGACTTAATCTGTGAAAAGAAAAAGTTAAGTAAAACTCAAATTGAATCAATTGTAGAAAACATTAAAGGTAATATGAGATTAATCGATTTAAGATTACACAATTTACCAGATGAGATTATTAACAAAATGGAAACTGGTTATTCAGTATTAAGATAATGGCAGATTTGAAACTTGTAGGGAACGCAATGTTCTATAAAAAGAGTGATTGGGTAAATGTACCGGATGAAGAAAAGGAGTCTTGCTTCTTTATCTTCAACCGTTACTTTGCTAAAAAATTTCCCGAAAAGGCTCAACTTCTTAACCTAAAATCAATAGATAAGATAACCGCCATGAATTTATGGTATCAGTTTATGTTAAAGCAACCTTATCCAAATTGGTTTTGGTCTAAGAGTGAGAAAGGCGAAAAGTCTGAGATCATTGATAAGGATTACAAACTTCTTTTACAAAAACTTAAAATAAAAGATATTGATTTAGATTATCTAATTGAACATCATATCGACTTCATTAAAGAAGAACTCAAATATTACAAACAAATAGAAAAAGGAAATTAAATTAAAAATATGAATACAACAATGGAAAAAGAAACAACAATGAAGTGGTACATCGTTAGAGCACAATCTAATCGTGAGCGTTCTGTAGCCGAAAAGTTAAGAAAAGAATCTGAAAAAGGTGACTTGATGGGTGCTATTAGTAGAGTTTTAGTACCTACTGAAAAAAGCTTCCACTTAAAAGACGGTAAGAAAGTTACCAGAGAAAAAGTTATGTACCCTGGTTATATTTTTGTTGAAACAATATCAATTGGAGAATTAGCACACTTTGTTAAAGGTTGTGATGGTGCCACTGGTTTACTTTCAGATAGAGCTAAAAAACCTCAAGTACTTTCTCTTAAAGAAGTAGAAAGAATGATTGGTGTACAAGAACAAGTAGCTGTTGAACAGGAATCTACAAACAGATTCATCATAGGCGAAGAAGTTAAAATCTTAGATGGTCCTTTTAATTCATTCACTGGTGATGTTGAAAACATTGATGGTGATAAGGTTAAGATTGCTGTTTTAATCTTTGGTAGAAAAACTTTGGTAGAATTAAACATTCAACAAATCGACAAACATATCGCTTAATAAATGGGTAGAGTTACATCATATGGTGTAGAGAAAGACCGAAAAATTTATGGAAACTGTCAAGTCCTATCTCCGGGTGGGATTTTGATGTTTAGATGTGACGAGAAAAAAGCCAAGTGGTATCTTAATAGAAATTTAGGTGAGATTGTATCAGAATCACCATTAATAGTTAAATTGAAATTTGAACCAAGAGGTTTAGGTAATCATAATAAATCATTCGGTTTATCTGAAATGGGTAATCGCTGTGTTACTTGTGGTAATGAAGAATATCTTACTAGACACCACGTTGTGCCTTACTGTTATCGTAGATACTTTCCGATGGAATTAAAATCTCATAACTTCCACGATGTTCTTTCATTATGTGCTGATTGTCATGATTCTTATGAAAGAAAAGCAGATGAGTTAAAAAACAAAATTGGCGAAGAGTATCAAATACCTTTGAACGGTGAATTATGTAGTGATAGTAAAGAGTTAATAACTTATGTGAAGATATCAATTGCTTTACTTAATCCAGATATTACTATACCTAAAGATAAAATTAATCTGATGAAAAAGAAGATTAAAGATTACTTTGGTATTAAAAGGTTAGATTGTAGAAGATTAGAGAAGATATCTAAAATAAAAACAATGGTTATTAAAAAGACTCACGGTGAAGTTGTTATGTCTAAAATAGATAATATACAAAGTTTCATAGAGATGTGGCGATCACACTTCTTAGAACACAATGAGTGTAAACACTTACCAAAAGACTGGAGTATTAAAACTAATATTAGAATAACACATGAGTAAAGAACTAATTGATAAATTATTAAAGGCATCTGAAATGATTCATAAAGCATCTACTAAAGGTGGTGCTAACTATATGGTTGTTTCACCTGCTGTTGCTGATGTTATAAATGGTTTTAAAAGAGGTAGTAGAAAAGAAAAAATTAAAAGATTATTCAATGAATAAGGATAGAATGAAAATAATGTCTGACATGATTAAATCATACAATACACCATACTTTTCAATAGATTGGATAATTAAAATGTTAGGTCTAGAAAGAAACGAGGTTAGAAAATATAAAATAAATAAATTATTTAATAATGACTAAAGAAGAAAGATACGATAGAACTTATTTGAATATGGCTACAGAGTGGGCTAAACTCTCACATTGTAGTAGAAAACAAGTAGGTGCTTTAATAGTTAAGAACGGTATGATTATATCTGATGGGTATAACGGAACACCAACAGGCTTTGATAACTCTTGTGAGAATGGTGATGGTGATACTAATTGGTATGTTATTCACGGAGAAGCTAATGCTATTCTAAAGTGTGCTAAACATGGTCATTCTTGTGAGGGTAGTACTTTATATCAAACACATTCTCCTTGTAGAGATTGTTCTAAACTTATACTACAATCTGGAATAAAACGATTAGTCTACATTGAAGACTATAAAGACACCTCTGGCTTAGATTTTTTAAGAGAGGCTAAAATTGAGATTGTTAAATATGGACAAGGAACTTAAATTATTATTAGACAATTCTAAATTAGACCAACTTTATAAGCATAACTTATTTAGTATTAAATCTATTTGTGAGTCTTTAGGTGTTTGGGATAACTATTCATCTGAAGACAAATTCAAATTAGAAAATTTTACTAAAAGAGATACAAATATCAATAAACACTTCACATATAAAGGAAATTATAATAATAATTTTACATATGGTGAGATTCTTAGAAATGGTGTTGATGAAATCATAAATAAAATCAATAAATATAAAAAAGTATCTGATAAAGATGTTTTCGTAGATATTGGTTGTGGTTGTGGTAAATTAATTATACATACTGCTATTAAGTCTGATATAAAAACATTTGTTGGTATTGAAATAGTTCCACAAAGACTTAGATATGCTAAGTCTATTAAAGAAGAAGTTTTACCAGAACATAAATCAATTTTTTTCATTGAAAAAGATGTAAAAGATTTTGATTTATCAATGGGTTCTATTGTTTTTATGAATGATGTTTGTTTTGATTATGATATGAGGTCTGATATATTTAATAAGCTGTCAAAAGGCTGTCACTTTATTACATCACACGAAAATAAATCTTGTAAGATATTAAAAGAAGAATTTGTCGTTGATGTCTCCTGGGGAGATAAACTTAAACTATATTATTACATAAAATAAATATGATATTCAAAGACTTTATAAAAAATTTAAATGGACCGACTCAACTAACGAATACGGATCCAAAAAGTATATCAGTTTATCCTATTGGTGAGAATAATCTTGAAGGTATTAAAATACTAATTGATAACTGCTTTAGAATGGGTAGTGATAATAGTAATGTTAGAATGGCTACAGTTGATCCATCATTATGGTTAGGTCAATTTTTAGATAAACATTGGACTAAAATTTCTTATGTTACTTCGATGCCATCATTTCATATAATGAAAGTAGTTGATAATAAAATAGTTTCAAAACAATATAATGCTGAAACAAAAGAATTTGAATCCGAAGATTTAGTTAATGAGTTTTTTGAAAAAAGAAGATGGAAGACATTTGTACTTTTTTCAATTATAAAATATGTAGATCTAGTGAATCTAAGCACATCATTCAGATTAAGATATGCTGATATAACAGAAAAGTACGAAGAAAGAGATAATAAAATAGAAGAAATATTAAAATAATTATGGAATTAGTAACAACAAAAATTTGTATGGCATTAGATTTAGGAGTTCACGGAAATCTTTTCGGAGGCTCAATGATGTCATTCTTAGACGAAGCGGCAGCAGCATACGCTTGTCAAATATGTGATTCAGCTAAAATGGTCACAATGAAAATAGAAGAAGTAGTTTTTCAAAGTCCTGTTAGAGTAGGAAATCTTATTAAGATTTATGCTTCTGTTGATAAATTTGGAACTACCTCAATAACAATTAATCTTGAGGCAAGAAAACATAATGTTCATACAGGTAAACAAGAAATCGTATGTTCAACAAAAATGGTATTCGTTAAACTTGATGAAGAAGGATCTTCCATTCCTATTTCAGATAGAGTTAAACTAAGATACGCAGAAAGATTTAAAACTTATGGAAGAGGCTTACTTCATCCAGAAGAATTAGAAAAAGAAAAAATTACTAGACAACAACAAAAATAAACAATTAAAAATGGAAAATTTACAATTAATTTTAGTAACAGTTTTGATTACTCTTTTGTCAGTTGCGGTCGTAGGCTCTATAGCTTACTTGGTTGCGGTTGTGAGAAAGTTAAGACGAGTTGTTAAAAACAACGAAGTAGATATTACAGATCTACAAAATGCCTTAAATGGCGAAGTACAAAACATAAACAATAGATTAGTTGAGTTTGATAGCTCAATGTCTAATGTTTATAACGATTTAGATAGAAAGTTAGATAGTCGTTGTGATAAACTATATGACGGTTATAACAGAGAAGTAGCAAATATTTATCAAGAGCTACAAAAAAGAGATGAAAGTATTGAACACGTCAGAGATTTGACAAGACAAGCTTTAGGTCTTAAAAAATAAACAAACAATATTGTCTAGTAATAAAAAAGAGAGTCATTTGACTCTCTTTTTGTTTATAATGCTTTTATATAATTATTAAAATCATCTTTTAATCCTCTTAGTTCAAATCCTAAAGACTGATAAAGATTATTGGCAACAGTGTTATCAGTTTCGGTATTTAACTCTAAAACATACGAACCTTTAGATTTAGCTCTATTAATAGCCTCAACTACTAATTTCTTACCATATCCTTTTCCTCTATGTTTATTTAGAACTTCTACTGAAAAAATAGAAGCTGTATTTTCGTTATAGATAAGTACAAGACTTCCTACTTGGTTACCACCTTCTGTTAAGTATATTAACTCAGAGTTAAGACTTTGACAACCAACTCCTACATTACCTACACTTTCTTTAATTAATTCACTCATTTTCTTCATAGACTTATATATTAAGTTTTAATTTAACAATTGGTCTATTCTTGAATTTCTTTCTTCTTGTAAAGAGTACTTTCTTAATTCTGATTCTAAGAACCAGTATCTTAGTTCACTTCCTTTACTATTCTTAAATGAAACATAATATTCTACTTTCCAACTTTGTTTAATATCTGGCAGAACATAACGAGCATTAATATCTAATACTTTACCAATATACCAAAATTCTGGCACCTCAGAGTAAATAGTTACTTTGACTTCATCACCTCTGTTATATTTAACAAAACCATAAATTTCTTCTTCTTTATTTTTGAATATAGAAAGTATTTTTTTTATCATTTTAGAACTTGTTTTAACTTCCAATCTCTTTCTTTAGATGTATCTTCAAACTGAAGTTCTTCTTCAGCAAAAATAATAGGTATTAAATGTTGTTTTAATTGATATCCACTTGGATATAAATCTAGTTCAACTCTATATGAGTTAAATTCCAGTGTATCTTTAGCAGCAACCACCGAACCTACTCGATATTTAAGATCCTCATAAGCTCGTGTCACAATAACAACACGATCACCCTTTGAGAACTTTAAACTGATTTCTATATCTAATAACTGCGAGGTCTTTTGCTTTCGCTTCGATTTCTGTATCAAAGTCAAGACCAAATGTTTTAATTTCTTCATAAATATAATCGGCATGTGCTGTTTGTTTTCCTGATGTATCTTCTAATGTTTTTGGTGAACTCATATGAGTTAGTACTCTAGTTTTCCAAGTAGAGTGAGCTAATCTCAAAGCTTCTTCCATTGATTGGTCTTGTGGACCATAGTTAAAGTGGTGTTGGTCAAAAGTAATTGGAATGCCAATCTTAGTGTGAACCCAGTCGTGTAACATCTTTACAGAGTATTGATTTTGACCATCATCATTCTCAACTACTAATCTTAGCTTACAAGATTCACTTAGGTTCTCAAACTGCTCACAGAAACGCACTGCGGCTTCTTCTCTGGTAGGTTTAGTTGTATTGATATGAATGTTTATCGGATAGAACGTAGTCTTGTCTAAGTTCATTAAATCCATTAATTCAGCGTGTTTATTTAACTCTTTAATTGTTTTCTCAACAACTGATGGATTCTCACTTGCCAAAACGTTGAAAGGACCTGGGTGATAGCTCACACGAATTTTATTTGATTTAATCTTCTCACCAATTTGAGCCATAAGAATTTGAATCAATTTGAAATTTGGTAAGTCAGAGAATTCATATTCAGACATCCATGGAAATGAGTCTGAACTCAAACGATAGATATAGATATGATTTTTAAGATTATAGTCTAGAACTTTGAGAGTATCTTTTAGATTCTCAATAATTAACTCGGAAGCATAAGGCAAGCCTTTAGCATCAAAAGTTCTACGAACCATACCTCTATTAACTGTTATATGTTCTTTTTTAGGTTTACCTTCGTTACATCCCATTGGAATACAACAATATCCGATATTCTTCATCATAAATACAAATATAAGGAATAATATTTAATATATACATTATGAAAATTAGAAAATACTCAGAATTTATCAACGAGGAGATTATGAATGATACTCCTGAATCATATGTTGAAATAGCACTTAACCAATTAAAGAGAAAGTTTGATAAGATGTTTGAGTTTCAAGAAGGTGAATCGGATGTTAATGGACCAGCTGATGAATTAGAAAAAGACGGTAGTAAATCTATACAAAAGGCTAAGTCTGAAAGTAGAGATAAATCTAAAATGTCTTTAAAAGATTTAGGCGTTAGATTAGATAGTTCAGAGGTTTCTAAATATTCAAAAATGTATGACTCTTTAACTATCAAGTTTACAGATGATGAGGCAACATATAATCTTTACTTAGCAATTGATATTAAAGATGCTATGCCTAAAGATGCTACTAAAGACTTCTCTTATGAAAATATTGAAATGTGTTACATTAAATTTAAAAAATATAATCTAGATACATTTGAGGTTATTGGTCAAATAACTAAAAATGTTAAAATTAAAGATATTGATGAGGAATTTTTAATTGACTTAAAAATCGAAATCGATGATAAGTTTGGTGATGAAGAAGAATTTGAAATTGAAACAGAATAAATTAAAAACCCTATAACATAGGGTTTTTTTATTTTAAGGAAG